CTCAAGCGTTGCCTTGAGCTTGGGACGGAAATTTCGCCGCGTTGGCGGCACACCCGTTTTCTCGTGCTGCATTCCTGGAGGTCGCGGACAGTGTCCGTTTTTGGCTATGACGTCAGGGAGTGCAGCACAACACCTCGTTACGCCGAGCTTGCACCGACGTGCAGCTCCGCTATTCAAGCCGGTAACAAGCGTTGCCGTGCAGAAAGCCGTCCGCGGCTTTGACGAGTATGTACATGAGGCTGCAGCATTATGTGCTCACACGAGCTACGAATTACCTAAGAAAGCAGTCAAGGCAGGCGTAACTATTGTCGAAGTCGAGTTGGCCGACAAACAAGTTGCCCTGTTCTTCCCGGACCTCACATATCGCACGCTTAAGCGAGGGAAAGCGAGCATATATGACAGGATTCGGCCAATTATGGTATTCATGATCGCTCTATTGTGCGCGAAAGTATATTTCGACACCCACTACCTACCGGTCCGCACGTGGACCAGCACGTTTTGGTACTACTACCCCTACGTCGCAGGAAAGGTGTCGTTTTTGTGCTCAATCGCCAAGGAGATCATGTTTATAATCTTCATACTACTCTGTCACATCGTGTGGGGTTCGTTGAAGATGTTCTGGCCTATCCTAGTGAAGGTAGACATTGCTGTCGCATTCGTTGACAGAACGGTGCGATGTTATGCCTTTTTGCCGTTGGCAGTGTATGCAAACATTGTGCGATGGATCCGGTTCACAAGGGAGTCTGTGTGTGCACACCACCCCCACGGGTGGTTTTGCCCCGCACTTGAGCCAACTCGTGTCCAGCGAGGAACGGCTTTTGTTGTACGCACATACTGGGCAGTTGTACCATTGCTGCATGACCAAGAGATAACCGAAGCGTTATGGCCAGCAGTGGGTGTCTTTATTGTTGTTGGTATTATTGCCGAGCTGCTGACGCGTCGTCGGACCGTCTGGACGGTGCAATTGCGGATTGAGTCCCAAGCGTTCTCAATTGCACGAGGCCAGAAGACGCGCGCTAAGCAAGAAACCACCACCGATAAAGTCGCAGCCACCCCGATCATCACGCATGTGGAGAACCACGTGAAGACCGCCCACACAAACATGCCCGTCGAGCTACGAGACCAGTATCTCGCCATCTGTCTTCTCATCACGTCCGGTTGGGCCGATAACCGTGTACAGGTTGTGAAGACTACCCCGGGTGAGCCTGACACCGAGCCCGTCCAAGACACTGCACGCGAGAGTCTTGGCGATCTCGGCGTTGAAAAACGCTTACTCCGCACGCGGAACAACACCTGCCCGCCGAACGTCTGGCGCAGGTCGATCCGCGTGATCAAGAAGTCCTGGAACAAGCTGTTCGACGACGTACAGCGCGGCCAGGATAGGGATTTGCCAGGTCAGGATGAGACCAAGGAGCACTACAGTGGAGTGGTGACCGGCCCTGAATTCTTTGACATCACCGAGGGATTTGAGGGCAGTATGGAAGATGAGATAGCCGGCGTCTCCCGGCATTTACGTCAGTTAAAGTCCACGCTTACAGGCGAATACATTCCGCAGGACATCGAACCGGAAGCCGAAGCACGACTAGATCTGGCGACAAACATCATCTGCACCATACTCGAGACGCTAGTAATGAAGCACATTCTGTATGTACTTGAGTGGTCATTACCTCAGAAATGGGGAAATGCCCGTTCAGTGTACTACCAACGGCTTGTGGAGATAGCGCATATCGTGGTCCAACCATTCTTGACAGGCTTCGTCAAGACATGCGAGCTAGCATTGCCACTCAACAAGCTGCCACGCTTGGTGGGTTCCATGGGCATGCTATGCTGCGCGAAGGATGCCGCAGTGCTTTGCAGCGTCGAGCAGTTGTTCAAGAAATTCTTACCACACCTCGTTGTCAAGGGCATGACCCAGGACGGCGTGTGTGCACGCTTCGCGGCATTCGCACGCCGCGCAAAGCGATTGGGTTTGAAGATCCTGTCAATCGACATGTCAGCTATGGATTCGTCGTGGACGGAGAACGATCGTAAGAGAGTTCGTCGTGTCATGGCCACCGTAGTGGACGTATTGCAAGGCTTGTTGGATGCCGAACTTCAGGCAGATTATGTCACACAGTGCGCCGCCAAGCAGCGTGCATTGCGGTGGATGTTGAAATACATCGAGGTGCAACTATCAGCCAAAGATTCCATCCTCTTCTCCGGAGAGCGTGGCACGTCCATCGGAAACCGCATACTCATGTTGATTGTGTGGTCCGCTGAACTGCTTCGTGTGTTCGGTGAGGACGAAGGAGCTGATCGCATTCGTAAGATGTTTCATTGTCCCACAGCAGCGCACAAAACTTGCACGGACGAGAAAGCACATGGGCAGACGGAACAGGCTCCGTTAGCCGAATATTTCCCTGAGGATCCGCGTTACGACAACAACATCGGTGAC